CCGGGGGATCTTCACTAACGCGGTGGAGAGCGGGTCTTCGCTCATCGATGCAGACGTGGGCGCCTATTCATTCTGGTTTTCCGCGGGCATGGACTGGCCAGACACCTCCGGAACAGATGACGTCCTGGGTGATGACGCCATTCTCGTCGCCAGGGCTGGACTTTGCCCTGAGGACGAGGGTCCCGATCTGATGAGAGATGTAGCCAAGTTCTGCTTCTTCCTGCGTCGGCGGCGCTGGCGTGCGGTCAGGCCCTGATCCATATCTTGCGATTCGGTGGAGGCATTCGATGCCGTAGCTAACGGCGTCGAACAGCGCTCCCCCGTTGGTATCGGGCTCAAAACCGGCTGCACCGCCTGGCCGCCTTCGGGAGTGGTGGAGGGAGTACCAGAGACGTTGGATTGACGATCGGATCTTCCGTGCGGCGATGGTCTCTGCGGCTTCTTCCGCACGTGGACCTCCGCTACTGCTGTCGTTTGGGGGTAGACATTGTACGACGGGCTCGGGTTCGACGACGAAATCACCAACGACCGCTTTGATCTTCACCTTGCGTTCGTTGGTTATCAACTGTGGCATCGTGGCCAGCGTACTACCGAGCACAACCTCAGCTATGCCCAGTGTTTCACCAACCGTGAGGCCAAGCTCATTCGCAAAAGATTGGGCAATCACCTCCCGATCATTTTGCGGCCAAGCATTGGACATTTTCCACAATTCCTCGCCGAATTATCCCAAGCCAGTTGCTTATCATACCCTGCACCGCGCAGAGCTGCGTAGTGCACGAAGGCATTGATCATCGTGTTTCCATCCGTCGTAATAGGACTGCCACTGCGAGTTCCGTGCCCGGGATCATATTCAAACCCCTGATCAGACCGGGCACGACGGATAAAGACCTTTTGGAAATAATCGACGAAATTGGCTCGCTCCTCCGGACATATCCAGCGGCAATAGGCAGCCTTCACCACATGGTTTTGCAGCCATTGGGATATTGTGCCGTCAAACCGCGAATAGTCCGTAACGACGTAGCCATTCTCGCCAAACGCACGGAAGCGCTGGATCGCCTCAACGGGCGTTTTCCCGGGTCCATACCAGTCCAGTTGCAACAAGACGTCTGTTTTAAAAGCATACACGTAACGGGACATTTCCACCGTAAACTCAGGGCGACAGGTGGTTATATTCCTAGGGTCAGTCACGTCAGCATACGCCTCCGCCTTAACAAAAGTCTCAAGTCGATT